ACACATAGAAAAGTAGCCACACAAACAAAGCTGCAAATATACCATTAGACAGTGCAAACTTGATTATCTCTTGCTCCATTTTCTCTGTCTCCCTTCTCTTCTGATTTAGCCCGCCACTCCCCGCAGCCCTGCTGCTCTGCAAAGAAGCAAGCTAAGCGCTGCAGGTCGCAGCGATACGTTGTTGCTGTGTTCTCCCTGCACCAGCGACATTCAATACAAAGTCGCATAGCTACCACGCTCCCAAAAATCAAAAGCACCCCAGCTCAACGCTGGAGTGCTGCATTTTACATTGTTCTGTTTTTCTTTATGCAGCTTTTGTTCCACATACAAAAATGTCTTATGGCGTATAATCTTGTCCTGTTATCTGCTTATACTCATCTGCCGATATAAGCCCTTTTTCTACTGCTTGCTTTAGCATGTCTAATTTAACCCAACCATTTTGATAGCACATTTGCCAAAAGTTAAAAAACGGACTCATTTTATACACCTCCTAATTGTATTTGTGCTAAAGTTTGTGCTAATATTTGTAACTGCTGCTTTAAAGTATTAATTGTTTCTTCTTGTGTTTGTGGTATATCAACATATTCATAAGTTATTTCTTTTGTCAAAATATCAATATATATTCCTCCTACTTGCTGTCCTTCTGGTGGATTTGGTTCTGGAATACTATCAACCAAAACTCCTAATTTTTCTAATTGAGATTGAGATAAAATATTGCCAGTTTCATCCTTTATGCCATGAATTGGGTCAAAAGGCATCTTATGAATTAAACCTACTCGATATTTTGTTCCTTCTACCAGAGTTAAATTTCCTAAAAAAATCATATTATTACCTCCTATGAAATGATTTGATAAACATTTTGATTATTTAATTTTCTAACATTTTTGCTTCCTACACTATTGCAATATGTTACATAAACATTATCAGATGAGTCAACTGCTATACCATGTGCATAGCTAACATCTGTTAAAGACCATATCTCTGCCCCTGAACTATTTAATTTTCTAACATTTTTGCTTCCTGTATAATTGTAATATGTTACATAAACATTACCAGATGAGTCAACTGCTATACCATGTGGACCGCCAACATCTATTAAATACCATATCTCTGCCCCTGAACTATTTAATTTTCTAACAGTTTTGCTTCCTACACTATTGCAATATGTTACATAAACATTACCAGATGAGTCAACTGCTATACCATATGCATTGCCAATATCTGTTAAAGACCATATCTCTGCCCCTGAACTATTTAATTTTCTAACAATTTTGCTTCCTGTATAATTGTAATATGTTACATAAACATTACCAGATGAGTCAACTGCTATACCATGTGCATTGCTAACATCTGTTAAAGACCATATCTCTGCCCCTGAACTATTTAATTTTCTAACAGTTTTGCTTCCTGCATTATTGTAATATGTTACATAAACATTGCCAGATGAGTCAACTGCTATACCATATGCATTGCCAACATCTGTTAAAGACCATATCTCTGCCCCTGAACTATTTAATTTTCTAACATTTTTGCTTCCTACACTATTGCAATATGTTACATAAACATTACCAGATGAGTCAACTGCTATACCATATGCATTGCCAACATCTGTTAAAGACCATATCTCTCCCCCACTTGACAAAACCAATTTCAAATTAGAGTCACGTATTGTTGCGCCAATCTTATATGAATTCGTTCCAATTATAAATCCTGCATCTGTTGTAGCAGTTTGACCTACATAAATATCTGAAGCTTGGGCAGTCCCACCACCCCCTTTACCCAACAATATAAAATTTTCTGAATTGCTTTCGTATACTAAATTTGCTATCAAGTTAGCTCTTACGTTAGTTACTGGGTTGCCAAAATAATCTACAACATTCTTCGCACCTAAATTATTAACATTAATAGTGATGGGTCCTGAACTTGCCGCATTAAATTTTACTTTTATTTGCATTCCATCCATATACTTAGTTATGTTGGGAATTGATACAGAATAATTATTCCCATTATTAGTTGTAATATTATAACCAGCATATTTGTCACCATTAATATTTAGCATACCTGTTATTGTATCTCCTGCTTTGCTAACTGCTCCTATATCAGCGGGATTATGCGTATGCACCAGCGGAGCATGACCGCTGTGCGGCGCTGCTGCGTTGATGTGCTGTGTAATTGTATCAGCGTTTGTTTTTAACAGGGAATCTATAATGTCAGCATTGTAGTTAAAGTCCTCCACATTGTAAAAGTCCTCTTGGTCTGGCTTACGCAGCTTGTAATTAAGCGTTTCTTTCATGCTAAAGCCTCCTCTCTTATCTCAGTATGTCTGTATCCGCTTAATGCACTATGCGTTAATTTTGCTACTGTTAAATGCTGATTGTATCTTAGTTCAACAATCAATTTCAAATTGGCAGGAATTATTTCTCGCAACATCTTTTGTGTGGCATCGAATTGTCTTTTTGCAATAAGTTCAATCTTCACACACAATATATAAGGTTCTTTGTGCAATTCAATTTCATAATGTCCAACACCCAGCAATGCATCCAACCTTTCTTGTAACATTCGCATTGTGTAAGGTAACCTGTTCATCCATTTTCCAGCTACGCGAAAACGTCGTGTTTCAAGTGTATCGTCGCCATATGGAACTATTCCCAATATTGCTTCACGTCTTGCAATACCACGTTCAGTTGCAGTTTCTATGAATTGATCATTAAGTATTTCATCTATAGCTTGTTTTATTTTGTCTAATTCCTCATCTTCCACATCAGCTAATAAGCTAAATTCTTTAATCTTCTGTAAAAATTCAGGCCAATAATCACGAATGCTATCCGGCATTTATAAACACCTCACCTAATACAGGCACTTCATCACTTTGCAATATTAAATTTGTAGCTGATCCATTGATTTGCACATCTGCTACGTCAATAATACCTGTTACATCTAAAAGTTTAGCTTCTATAATTGCCCGACGCACAGTAATTGTTTCGGTATCTTGCCATGTCTTACGCAATTCACTTAAATATTCTTCAATCTTTCCTGTAACTTCTGGCTGCACATTTCCAACACTAAATCCTTCTGCAAGAACAATTGTAGCCGTAACATTAATTGCCACAGTTTTTGCACTTTCAACAGTAACAATATGCCCGATTGGGGCTATACCCAAACCATTGCCTTGTGGCGGCGGATCAATAGCTTCCTGTACTCTGCTAACCAATCCTGTATCAGCAGGCATATAGTTCGCTCCAAGAATAACAAGTCGCACTGTCCCCGGTCCATTCCACACAGGATATACTTTAACCGCTGAAACACCTTCAATTGCCAATGTTTTTTGTTTGTAATCTGCTATATTGCCACCAAAAGCTTGTCCTTGCAGACTCTCAAAATATCGCTGTCGCAAACTTTCGTCATCTTCTTCGTCTGCACCATGCTCAATAATGTCGCTCAGCATAGCTTTTGCTAATCCATCTATATACTCTATTGGTTGCATTTCTACATTTCCAGCTGGGTTATTTCCTACTGTGCCGGCTGTTTCACATTCCATAATGTAAATACCAACGTCTTGTCTTTGTACTGCATCAAAGATTAAATCACCTACGCGAAATCGTGAACCCAATGGAATATCCATAAGTTCATTATTGCTATTGTAAAACAATCCTTTCCTCCGCGCCTTTGTAGCTTGCTTCCGTTTAATTCCAAGTTCGGCTGTGCGTCTTTCTAAAAACTTACCTGTTGCAGTATCTGCAAATGTTAGATTGAGTATATTGTCAAGCTCAATATACATTTGTGCCAGTTCAGCAGCTGCTGGTGCAAGAGCATCATAAATTACTGAACCTTCTCTTTTATCAAAAGTGTCTGGCACTCTATCGAGCATTCTTTGCAATATTACTTCAAAAGTCATATTTTCAAACATTTTAGATGCTCACCACCTTTTCTGCTTCCACATCACCAAAGATTGTGTGAACAGTGAATGTTACATGAACTTTATTCTTATTTGTTTCAAATGAAAAATTATCAACGCTGAGTATCCTATCATCTTGCATTAATGCTTCTGTAATTCTTCGCTTTAGTTCAGGCAGAACATAAGGTATTGGTTGTCCAAACAAATCTGCTAATTCAATACCATAGTTCCATGAATAGATAACATATTCATACCTTTCAGTGTTTAAAATCTTGAATATTGCTTGCTTCATAGCTTCTATACCATCGATATAGCCTGTTACAATCTTGCCTTCCAAATCCAATTTATACGTATACGATGTTCCTGTTTCTATTTCAAAATCTTCTTGAAAATCATCATTTATATTTGGTATCATGCTCGCACCACCTTGTCTAAAACAAGGAATTTCTGCCCACCCTGGAGTTGTAAAAGAATAACTTCATCATTGATTTTCAATCCATTGTATACTGTAACTTCATTCTGAACTTTTTCTTGAAAAGACAATTTGTAGTTAGTTCCTTCGACATCATCTATGCTGTAATTTTTGACAATATTTTTGATTTCTGGGTTGTCAAAACTGATTTTCGTTTTATAATTCATCACATTAGATGTAAGAATTAATTGTTCTTCACTTAGTATCAATTTTTGTTCGACTCTAATTTTAAGCGGTAAAACGCTAATAACTTTACCAAACAGGATATTTACTGGCTTTGTTTCGTTCACCGCGTCCAGAGCTGCCATCTTTATCAATTCAACCAAATTAGGCAACAAAATCACCGCCTATCAGCTTTAAATCCATGAAATGTTCACTTTCTGCAAATCTATGCCTTGCTTCTTCAACAATCATGTAATTTTGAAGTTTTAAATCTCCAATGTTTAAGTTAACTATAACCATAGTTCCCGCACGGACCCTTACATCACCTATTGCGTTTCTGATAGTTAATCTTCTTGTTTTCTTGTTATAAAGAGAAAGCAGAGCGTTTGCTTTTGTCTTGCCGTCTTCTCCTTCCTTTAGTGTGTCGAAATACTGTAGAACACCCCATTTATTAATGTTGTTTGAATCCTGCGCAATGTAAACTTCGCGCTTACCTTTGTCCTTATTTTCAAAAACCAATTTGACTTTGTTATATGTTTCCTCATCTATGCTCGAAGTGTAGTCAAAATCTTCTGCTGTTTCTTCATCAATCACAATGTTAAGTTTCATATTTTCAATATTCTTCAAAGTTAGCTTTCCAAAATCATCATACAGAACATACATTTTCTTTGTGTTTTGTAGTGTTATATCCAAAGCATTCTGAATTATATCGAACAAGGTTTTATTGTCTTCAACCCGTGATGCAATAACATAGCCTGTATTTTCAATTGTTCCTAAGTTTAATTTAAAATCCTTAGCAATCATCTTAATAACATCACTTGCTGTTTTTTTGGCGTAAACATAAGTATCTTTGTTTTTCAGATATCTCAGCTGATCATATGCAGTAACACTTATGATAT